GAGCCCCGCCAAAGCCGGTGACCAGCACTTCCTCTTCAAACGCACGCTGCGAATCTTCGATAGCGAAGATCTGCTCGTATTCGCGAGAGTAGGCGTCGTAGCTCATGCCAAAGAGGCTGTTGAGTCCGGGCTCTAGCTCTTTCGAGAGCTGGGCGCGTGAAATTGCCATTGTTCAGCCTCCTTATGCTAAGCCAGCGGACTTCACGCCCATGATGTGGTTTTGGATAACCACAAGCACGTTCGTGTTGGCCGAGGCCACGTCGTCGTTGTCAGGATCCTGGGAGATGTCGATTGCCTTGAGGGGCAGGGTCGTGGTCGTAGCACCCGTGGTGACATCCAGCTCCAGGTTGGAGCGACCGCTCTTCACGTCACCCGTGGTGGCGTTATCGACGATGTCGAAGTTGCCAAACAGGTCAGCGACGGGGAAAGCAGCATCGGCTTGCACCTCAAACACCACGCTCGGATCGTCGATCACGAAAGCGATGATGTCGGAAGCGGCAACGCCGCCAGGGTAGTAGTTCTTGAACACCTGCTCACCAGTGGTCGGATCCGTATATTGGCAGCCGTTGAAAACGCCTACCACCGGAACCGTGCTGGATGCAGCAGCACGCTCAATGCCACCGCCGGTGACTTGCTTGACCAGGTCGCCCTGGAAGATTTTACCGGCAAGACTGCTTGCGATCCGGTAACGGGATTGACCCCCAGAATAAGGGGCTCCACCCATCATACGGCTCGGACGCAGTCCAAATGCAGCGTCTTTGTTTGCCATGTGAATGGCCTCCTAAATGTCAGCGTCGTCCAAAGGTAACTTGGGTATCGCGCTGGGGATCATACTTCACATAACGGCTGTCTCCCCGGAGCTCGCTGAACATGTTGTTGTCCAACGCCTCCCGGGCTTGGCGCGTCTTGTCGCCATAGTAGGCTCGACGCTCCTTGACCGTTTCGATCGGTAACTTCGCCAGCAGCAGACCCTCCGTACTAACTACGCCCTCATGGCGGCCGCTGTCCATGGTGGGGTAGGAATCGCGCCACTCAGGCGGGAGGTCGGTGCCACGCACCAGTTCCCAGCCCTCGCGCACCCGACGGGACACATTGGCCCTGTCTTCCTGCCCTAGCATGCTCTCCCGAATCCAACGGTATTCGTACCCCGGAGGGGCGGGAGGAGTTTCCAGCTTACGCACTGGGCGCCAAGGTTGTCTGCGAGCTTGTTTAGCGTGAGTCTCGGATTCACGGCTTGCGCGGTTAATGGTCGTGTTACTCATCTCAGCGTACCTCTCGTTGTGCGATCTTCTGCTTTTCCTTAGCCACTCGCTGGAGCCACTGCTCCTCGCTCATGTTGTGCGGCTTCAGACCGCGGAGACGTTCGATCTCAGACTTCGTAAACGTCACACCACGCTTGGTCTGTGATTTTTGCCGACCCCCTACGGAGGCGGAAGCGACTCTTTGCACAGAGGGCCGACTTTCCTGTTTCCCGGCAACCTGGCCACCGTTACCGGCAGCCTTGAGCGAAGGATACGCCCGATAAACACGATTGTTCAACTCGGAATAGTAGTCCTCCGAGTCCGCTTCATAGCCTTCGTTCAGAAGGTTGAAGTGAGTGAAGTACGCAAGCTGAGTAGCAGCAGAGTGCTCGGGATCCTCTTGGTTCCCATACCAGGGGTTCTGCTGGTGCCAGGACAGGGCCTGATCGGTCGGCTTGACCTCTTGCTGCTGCTGGCGCTGCGGTTCAGGCTGATACTGTTGATATTGCTCGGGCTGCTGCTGATGCTGAACAGCCTGGCGCGCCTTCGCCGCGTTCAGCTTCTCCTTCTGGATCGCGAGCTCGGTCTTCAGCGTGTCGGCCTTCGACATCAGGTCCGCGTCGCCGTTGGCCACCGCCTTGCGGTAGATCTCATCGACCTGGTCCGCCTTGGCCTTGAGCGACTCCTCTTCCTTCTGGAGGATGCTCTGCTGGTAGTGGACCGTCTGCTGGCGGTACTGCTGGAGCTCCTGCTCCTTCTGCATCGCCAGGCGCTCAAGATTGGCGGCGCGCTCTTCTGCCTCGCGCTGCTTCGCGTTTAGCTTGTTGATCCGACGAGAAACCTGCTTGGTGTACCGCTCCAGCTCGTCCTCGTTGGATGCCTTTTGAGCCTGAGGCGCGCCCTCCTGGGCGTCCTCAGTGATCTCAATGTCAAGCTGCTCTTCTTCGGCTTGCTTTGCTTGGTTCTCAATCATCGGAAGCTCGCTATGTCGTCAGGGTCAAGGATCGTGCCAATGACCTCGTCGTCGTTGATGATGCGGACCTCTGCGCCGTCTTCAAGCTTGAAACGCGCCCCAGAATACCGACCGATCAACACCCAATCGCGCTCCTTGCACCACGGCTTGTGGCCGAACTTGGACGTCTCTGCATAGCAGAGCGGCCCCATCTTCACCACATACGCCACCACGGTAGCCAGGCCTTCACGATCGAGGGTCTCTTGGGTGAGGTGGATCCCACCCTTGGTCGTGCCTTTCCCCGCATAAGGAAGGACGAGCATGCGCCACCCTGACGGGTTCGGCATGCGTTCTAACGCGCTCTTCTCCAACAGGGTTGGGTCGAGCACGCGCTCCTCGGTGCTTACATAAGCACCCTCTACACTTGGTTTGCTCACCGCGCCTCCTTCTTGAGGTAGTCCCGAATGGTCTCCTCGACAAAGTCTAGCGCACGCAGCTCGCCTTGCACAAATTTGTACTGTTCCATATCTTTGAGCAAACCATTCATGAGCATCTCTTGGATCAGCGCCCGACGCTCACGAATGGTTCGGTCGATCTTGGACTGAAGATCGAGGTCGTCCATCAAGTCCTTTCGTAGAAATAAAGACCCTTCGTGGCGGCGCCGGTGCCACGGGTCTTCATTCTCTTGGGCTTGTTCTTGGCAGCGCCAGTAACGGCCCCGCCCTGCTTCATCTCCTTGGCCTTGTCCATGGCCATAGCCACGGCTTGCTTCTGCGGCCGCCCTTCCTTACGGAGCATCCGGATGTTCTCCGAGATCGTCTCCTGACCACGTCCCTTTTTCATCGGCATTTTCAGCCTCCTTCTTGGGTGCCGCCTTCCGGCGGCGCTTGGGTTTGATTGCCGGCTCTTCGGGCAGAGCCTCGCCTTCGGACTCAAAAAGCGCCACCTCAGGCGGCGCAGGTTCCGCCTGGGTGGGTCGGCCAAGTTTAGCCGCAATGCGCTTCTGGTTCGCCGCGTCGCGGTCGGCCTTGCGCTGCTCTTCAGCTGCAAGGGCCTCGGCCTCCAACGCGCGGATCTGCTTCTTGTGCTCCCGGAGCTTGGCAATAGCCTCAAGGCGGTAGCTGGTCGTCATTACTGTCTCCCAAATCTCTGCGCGAGCTCCATGAGCTTGAGCTCGGCGTTTTGCTTTAGCCGGTCCTCGGCCACGCGGATCTTATCGTCGGCCACCTGCTTCTGGAGCGCCATCCGCTGGCGCTGGATCTCGGACTCCAGGAGCTTCTCCTGGACCCGACGCTGCTCCTCGGCCTGGAACTCAGACTGATCCTGCTGGAGCTCCGCGGCCCGGAGATCGAGCTCCTGCTGGCGGATCTGGACCAGCGGATCATCTGCCCCACCCTGGCCGATCGACTCCATGAGCTCCGCCGTCAGCTGGGCGAGGATCGGGGAGGAGGCCTGGTCGAGGACCATCTGGATCTGCTGCTGCATCGCCTGCACCTGCTCCGGGGGCATCTGCTGGGCCATGGCCGGCAGCTGCTGGATCTGCTGCATGATCTCAGGCGGCAGTTGCTGCTGGGCCAGGAGCGTAGCCTGGAACTGGAGGTGCTGCATCATGTGGCTGATGATCATCGCCTGCACGGGCGGGCTCTCCTTGACCACCTGGGTCAGGAACAGCTGCCGGTGGGCCGCGACGTGGGCGACGTGGTTCTGCTGCTCAAAGGCCTGCGCAGGCTGGCCCATGAGGAGCCCAGCGTTCTCCAGGCCGGCGTCGACCGGCATGGGCGGCTGCGGCTCCGGAGGGGGCTGCAAGAGGGTGTCGATGTCGTCGACCCCCAGGGCCGCGTACATCCTCCGGTAGGCCTCGTAGATGCCCCTGGGGCCATGGATCTCGGGGTTGGACTGGACCAGCTGCATCAGCTCCTGGGCCATGGTGATCCGCTGGCTCTGGGAGAAGATGTTCGGGTCCGAGACCGGGATCACGTCGACCCGGCCGTCGAAGTCTTGGTTCAGGATCACCTGCTGTCCGGCGCCAGCTGCCTGGTACGGGTACTCGGGCGGTAGATATTCGCTGAACACCCTTGCGATCAGCTGGAACTCAAGCTTCTGGCTGTAGTGCAGGCGCTTGTGGATCGCGCTCATAACCTTCGTGCCACGCTCCAGGAGCGCGACGGTCGTGCCCACGGGCATCTGCTGGTTCATGTCCCCGACGTTCATGTCGGCGATCGAGGCGAAGCGCTTGCCGCTCTCCACGAGGAGACCGAGCAGCTGCATGAGGACGTTCGACGGCTCCTTGATCGGGAGCGGGATCAGGTTCTCCCGGAGGCTGCC